TGAATGTGCCACTTGAAGAATATGCTAAACAATTAAACATAGAGGAGTAACCGCATATGAAAAAAAATGAAACTAACGAACCTACTATAGAAGAAATTTCTTCAAGAGTTGAAGAAATTAAAATGGAGGTTACAGAAGAAGTAGTAAGAGACTCCCGTGCATCCAACAGCAGAGAAGCTACACAGCATCCTGTTGAATGGAAAGAACCAAATGCTTTAGATGCCCCAGCGCCGCCGGATGGATTCCGACACAGATGGATTAGAGCTGAAAGCCTAGGATTCGACGACACTAAAAATATTGCTGGTAAATTAAGATCAGGATATGAATTAGTTAGAGCCGACGAATATGAAGCTACCAGTTTTCCAATTGTGGGAGATGGCAAATACAAGGGAATCATCGGAGTTGGAGGTCTGTTGCTGGCCAGAATACCTAACGAGATCGCAGAAGCTAGATCCAAGTTTTATTCAGATAAAGCTAAGGAAAGAGCTGACGGAGTTAAGAACGATCTACTGAAGGATCAGCACCCGAGCATGCCTATCAGTTATGATAGTCGCTCTAGCAAATCTTTCGGTGGTAAGTAATAGTTTTTTAACAATTACGACCCAACGAATTTAAATTAATCGTAACTAGAAATAGTTACAAACAGAGGATAAATAATATGGCTAATCAAGATGCAGCTTTCGGTCTTAGACCGTTAAAAACTGTTGGTCAGCAAGATGATTCCACTGGAATGACTCAATATAACATTTTACCTGGAGACGCTTCATTGATGTTTCAAGGTTCTTTAGTTATAGGAGCAGCAGCAGGATATGTGGATATTGCCGCAGCCGCTAGTGTCCCTAACTTGGGCGCATTCTGGGGATGTTTTTACGATGACCCAACAACACAAAAACCTACGTTTAGAAACGCATACCCTGGCGGGATAACTCCAGCTAACGGTGGTGCAATCGATGCGTTTGTATACGACAGTCCACACCAAATGTTTGAAGTTCAATCAAACGCAGCAGCTGGAACTATGTCTCAAGCGGATATTTTTTCAACAGCAGCCGTAGCTACACCTGCAGCAGGTACAACAATAAATGGTGTATCAGGTATGGAGTTAGATCAAGGTACGATCGCTCAGACTGTTCAACAACTAAAAATAATAGGTCTTTCTAGAGACCCAGAAAATTCAGATTTTGCAACAGCGAATGTGAATTTTAGAGTGATGATAAATGCGCACTTACTGGGATCTGGCAGGGTCGGAATATAAGGAGTATAAATAATGGCTATATCACGACAACAACTCGTAAAAGAGCTTGAGCCAGGTTTAAATGCCTTGTTCGGCCTTGAGTATAAAAGATACGATTCTGAGCATGAAGAAATTTATGCGAAGGAAACATCAGACAGAGCTTTTGAAGAAGAAGTAATGTTATCTGGCTTTGCCAATGCTTATGTAAAACCCGAGGGTTCTGCAGTTGCATTTGACAACGCACAAGAAACATACACTGCGAGATACACAAACGAAACTGTGGCTCTTGCATTTGCTTTAACAGAAGAAGCTATGGAAGATAACTTGTATGATAGACTTGCGTCTAGATACACAAAAGCACTAGCAAGATCTATGGCTAACGCAAAACAGATTAAATCTGCTACACCGTTAAACCAAGGTCTACCTGGAATTGCAGCAGCAAATGCATTCCAATCAGGTGACAATGTTAATTTATTTAGCACTGCGCACCCGACTATTGCTGGAACTGTGTCTAACACGTTAGCAACACAAGCAGACCTTAACGAAACATCATTGGAGCAGTCTATGATAGACATCGCTGGAATGACTGATGAAAGAGGGTTAAAGATTGCAGCTAGAGGAATGAAAATGATTGTTCCTTCTGAAAACCAATTCAACGCTGAGAGACTATTAAAATCTCAAGGTAGAACTGGTACTGCAGACAATGACATCAATGCGCTTAAAAACATGGGAATGGTACCTGAAGGTTACAGAGTAAACCATTACCTAACAGACGTTGATTCTTTCTACATCATCACTGATGTACCAAATGGTATGAAGTACTTTGAAAGACTACCTATCCAAACGAAAATGGAAGGTGATTTCTCAACAGGAAA